TAGTTCCAGAACTATTAGGATAATTTTTAGTTACAAAACTAACTTGTGTGTTTCCTGTTTGTGAAATAAAATCCGGTAAAAATCTACTTATTCTCATAATATATTCTCCATCTCCTCTTAGGTCTGGCATCCCTACAACTTGTCCACCACCTCTAGCTGTTCTTTGAGTGATATCAAAATCACCTGATGTAATAGATCCTAAAACTGCTGTTATTATTCCTCCGGCAGTAATTTGATCAGTCCCTGTTTCGTGTTCATAGTATATAGTACTTCCGTCCGTATTACCAGTAACATCGAACGAGGCATCATCGCTTTCAGTATAATAAGTAGCATGGGGTTTAGCAAATACCGATGAATCAACCCAAGCTGTTCTTGCTAAAGTGCCTGTTGTCCAAATAGGACGTTTAGTCGTAGAATCTAAATAGTTATATGTAACAACTCTATTCACCACATCTGATGCTGATGTGCAATAGAACCAGCTTATTTCACCAAATAAATTATTTAAACCTGCATTAACTAGGTCTCTTGAAGTTGAGTTAAGGTCATCATAAACTGCGTCTTCTACTAAACATGGTAATGATTTTAATTGACCATCGTATGCAAAGAATCCATTTTCAGACATCCAATAGGATGTACCATCTACTTCAATACAAGCATTTTTTCCTAACAACCCACAGTTAGTTCCTACTTGTTCAAAAGAGAAAGTAAACGGTTGACCTACGAATTTCATTAGAAACAATGCTGTATCGGTCCATACATAAATTGCATCCCTACCTTTAATAGCTCCCATAATTTTAGAACCATCGGCAAGTCTTTGTGTACCTGCGGTATTATTTGCTTTAACAGTATAAGAATCAGTTTGATCAATGCTTTCTTGATCAGAAAATCTTATAAACATGTCATCTTGTGTTGTTTGATTTCCAACCGTTGTTTCTGTTCCAAAAAATACTAAGTGTCTATCGGGTGTAGATACCAATACATGACGTGATGCTGTCGGTGCATTTGCTAATAAAGTGGCCCTGTTATTTGTTGCACCACTTGCTGCTGCATCCCATTCAAAACAAGAACCATTATAAATAAGTGCAATTAATTTTGTTCCATAGTTATCTAATATCCACATTCCAGGATCAATTGTAAAGTCAGCAGAAGATGGATCACCCCATGCAACGTATCCTGATATATTAGTTACAGTATCACCACTACTATGGCCTGCTTTAGTTGTACCATTAACTTCTCTAGCACCACCACTTAAAATATTAGTTGTAGTATTATTATTGGTATAACTTATATCTTCTGATCCAATTCTTATTTCTCCAGATGCAGGAAAAGCTGCACTGTTAGTTAAAGGAATATCTGTTACAGTATCATTAATAGTAGAAGCTAAAGTATTTGTAGAAGCACCNAAAGCAAGACCACCCCATAACGCTGTTCCCCAACCATAACCCCCTAATTGTAAAGCTGGTCCCACATTATAATAACAAAGAATTGATGTTGATCCAGCATTAGTCATAGGGCTACTACCTTCAGCTGTATCCATTGTAATTGTAAAAGTTGTGGTAGTTGGTATTGAAGTTACCATAAATTTTTCATCTTCAAAAGTAGCATCACTATAAGCTGATGATCCAGGTACGCTAGCTACGCTATCAAACATAACTATATCGTTTGCCACTAATCCGTGAGTTCCAGTACATGTAATCGTAACTGTTTTTGAACCATTACTGCTAGTAAAATTAGCGCCTGTTAACGTAACTCTAATAGGGTGAATATCATAATAAACATCTCCAGAGTATACGTATAAAATTCTATTTGTTCCTATTGCTGCATATTTAATACCAGCATTATCGTCCCAATGATGAACAGCTCTACACGCACCAGTAAGTTTAGATTGTCCTAATTGTTGCCAGCCACCTATTTTTTCTGGACTACCATATCTAAATCTTACATTATCACCATCAAACCATTGCCCTTCAGCTCCGGTCTCTGTAACTTGTTTATTAAATCCTGGTAGAAAGCCTAATTTTTGTAACATATATAAACCTGTTTATTAGGTGTTATAGCAGATTAACGGGGATTTCAATAGATTAAAGCAGAGGGAATCTGTGGTGGATCATCCCCCTGCAAGCTTATGTTATAAACTATTTTTTAGGTAATGTAAAGCCTTTGTACCAAGCAGGTAATCCTATAAAAGGTCTTTTATCAAATGCATTTTCTTTGGCATTTTTTAATCCTGCTTTATTGTAATGTAAAAATACTTGTCCACAATCTTTACCTGTAAATTCTTCTCGCCAATGTTCTAAATCACATCCAGAATATATTAACATATCTCCTGGTTCTAAATCTACTTTGATACCTGCTTGACCTTTTTTACCTGTTGGGTCTAAATATATTGGCCAATCATCACCACCTAAATTTAATGTGGTTGATATCTCACAAGAATATCTGTCTTTGTGTCTGGCTAACACATCGCCATTTTTATATATTCTTGCATAAGAGTAAGTTTCAGATAATTTTAATCCTGTATGTTTTTCCATAACAGGTTTTACTTTTTGTAATAGAGTTTCCATTACAAGATCAGCATAATGTGAATAAGTATTAGGAACTTGTGCATCATTCCACCTACCAAAATATTCTGTGAAAGGAGAAATAAATTTAGTATCTATTAAAAATTGTGCTACCTTTCTTTTATTTAAAAAATATTCATAACAAAACTGTGCTATTTCTTTACTTATAATTCCTTTTAAAACCGTATATTTGTTTTTTTTAAACGACATTTAATACTCCTTTTGGTATAGCTTGACAGTTCCAATGTATGAATCTAAAGGGTTCATATCCCATGTCTACCACATATTGATGTGGCATGTAAGATGGAAAGAATATCATTCTTCCTGGTTTAACTTGATAGTTAATTTTGTAGATGACGCATAGGTTACTTTTGATTTATCTGTTTCTGGTAAAAGATTCATTACATTACCTGGTCTTGGATCCTCAAATAAAGGTAATGATGTTTTTTCACTTGCTTTTAAAAAGTAAAAACCAGATATGTGACCATTCCAATGTGTGTGTAAAGTGTGATGTCCACCACCTTTTTTAGCAAACTCTTGCACCCACATTTCTGTAGTAAATAGTTGGTATTGACTTAAATCAAAACCCATTTCACCCAATAAATTATGTGCCGTTGCACCAACATAATCTGTAAGTCCTTTAAAGTTAGGGTCTCCTATTAAAGTAGTTGAATGAAATACATTTCCCATGTCTCCTTTATCACCAAATTTTGTATTACGTTCATCTATAGATTTTTTTAAATTCTTTTTAGATTCTTCAATATATTTGTCTGATGCCTTATTTAAATCTTTTACAAACCCCGGTTCATCTGCAAACCATATAGGGCACTTAAAAAAATCTTCTCTACTTAATTGTGTTGGAAAACTTATTTTAGTTTTTTGTTTTCTTTGTTTTTGTTTTAATTTTTTATTTTTCATTTAAACGGCCATCCTAAGTTCCATATTACCAAACTATGTCTTGTTCCTTTTTTAACTGGGCATACTCTATGCCATACAAAACCAGGAAATATAACTAAAGATCCTTTAGGTAATATTTCTGTACACTTTCTAATATTAGGTTTTTTATCTGGGTCCAAGTTTCTAAAATCAAATTCTAATTCACCACCTGTATATTCTTTAGGATCAGATAAAGTTACTGTTACAGATAGTTTTCTTATCTTACCATGCGATGGAGTATTAGGTGCATGATAGGGTTGATCCCAACCATCACAATGCCAATCATAGTATTGACCTTTATTATATTTAGTAAACTGACATGATTCAGAATAATCCCAATGAAAATTCCAACCTGCACTAGCATTTGCTTGATGAACGTAAGGTTGAATTTCTTTATATATCCAAAGATCATTCATCCAAACTACATTTGAATCTCTTTTCTTTTTTAAATCTTTAATTTGTTTTTGATTTAATTTTTTTGCATCTCCAAAACCTCCTGTAACTGCCATTTGATCTTGCAATTGTTTTCCATAACGAACAATGTCATCACAGATACGTTCTGGAATTGCTGATTGAAAATACCAATAATAGTTTGTAAGGTTCATATGTCTTTATGAACCTAATATAACATTTGTTATGAGACTGTCAACGTTCCAGATACAGTAAAAGTAGCCAACTTGTCGCCACCTGGATGTGTTGATGTTGAATTTGTTCCTGGAGAAACTCCAAAAGTAATTGAGCTTGGTCCTCTAACTATAACTATACCTGAACCTCCAGCTCCTCCAGCACTTCCTGAAGCACATGTTCCTGGGGCTGATCTACCACCACCTCCACCACCAGTATTGACAGTTCCTGCAGCTGCACTTGTTCCACCTGCACCACCGCCGCCAGCGCCAGCTGATCCTCCAGGACCATTAGCTGATGCTCCACCACCTCCACCACCAGCGTATGTTGTACAACTGTTATTAATATTATTAGGTGCTCCTGCACCTCCAGCTCCACCAGCACTCGAAGTACCTGTTGCTCCAGCAGCAGTTGCGCCACCACCTCCACCACCACCATAAGCTGGTGCTCCTGAACTTCCACCAGATCCAGGTTGTTTACCAATACCTCCGGGATTACCTTCGGGAATAGTAAAACTTCCTGCGTTTCCTGCTCCACCACAACCACAAACAAATCCACCACCTCCCGATCCACCTGGTTGACCTTGTCCACCAGCTCCACCACCTGATGCTGTTATTGCATCCGATAGATCTGTTCCTGGAGCATTAATACTTGAATTTGTTCCAGTTGATCCTGGAGTAGGTGTTCCAAAATTTGTATGTCCTGGTCCTCCACCACCAATTACTATTGCAAAAGGTCCTGGTGCTAACTTTAAAGATGCACTTTGTAATGGAGAAGGTCCATAACTAGAAGCTCTATAGCCTCCAGCTCCACCTCCACCTGATCTGTTACATCCAGCTCCACCACCACCTGCTACTACTAAATAATCTATTGTGTTTAAAAACTGTGGCCATGTTCCTGCAGTTTTTGCACTAAATTGACTTTGCATTGACCACATACCACTTGCTTGATTTAATTCTTTTGTTACGACAGCCCCACTTCCACCTGAACCACCTGCTTGACCTGGTGTTCCTGGTGTAGAGTTAGCTCCGCCACCTCCTCCACCTGTTCCTGCAGTTCCTGATACTCCTTTAGGTACAGAAGGACTTGGTCCAGTTGATTTTGATCCTGGTCCACCACCACCTGATCCACCACAACCTCCATCTGCTCCTGTTCCTTCAGCTCCACCTCCGCCTCCTGCATATGTTGTGCATTCAAAAGATGATCCTGCTCCACCATTACCACCAGCGCTTGAAGTTGAATTTGAGCCTACTGCTCCAGCTCCACCTCCGCCACCACCAGTATAAGAAGGGTGTCCATTTCCACCATTATTTCCAAGAGGTCCACCGGTTCCACCACATCCTGCTCCTCCTGGTCCTGATCCTCCTCCACCACCAGAAGCTCCTGGATTAGCAGCAAGTGAACCTTGACCACCACCAGCACCACCACCCGNGCTTGTTAAACAAANTCCAACAGTGCTATTTCCATCAGTTCCTTTACCATCACTATTTGCTCCGGCACCACCAGCACCAATAGTTACTGGATAAGCTGTGTTTCCACATACAGAAATACAAGTAGAAGTTTGAAAAGCACCAGCTCCACCACCGCCACCACCTCGTGTGCCTCCAGCTCCGCCACCTGCTCCGCTACCAATAACTGCAACGTTTAGTATGCTTGTACCTGGTTGTGTTGTAAAACATCCACTAGATGATGTGTTAGTAATTTTATTTTTTCCAAAAGAAGTTTTATTAACTTTGCCTAAAATACCACCATTTAAATTTGCGCTGCCTCTTGGCATATTAGTGTCCTCCTATGCGGACACCCAAGCTGTGCCATTCCAATCGTAAACTGTTTTGGTTTCCGCGTCGTCGTTTGATTTTGTTGCTTCCCAACCCTTAGTGTTGTCAGCGTGGTATTTTGTTTCGTTCCAAGTTATTGTATATCTCCAACTAGGTGGATCTTCACCATCATCTATAATTGATGGATATGTAACTGGTGCTT